GTAATGCCAAGAGCCTACGACACTGCACCTGCTGTCACATTCAAGGGAACAGGTTGGGGTAAGGATTGAGGATCTTCCCTAAGCCATGCCTCAAGTGCAAGGCCATCTTTACCGCGAGGTCAGAGTATTGCGAAGGTTGCCGGCTGGAAAAGAAACCAAGGGAACAGAAACCAAGAATTGAAACCCCAGAAAGAAAAGCCAGGAAGCGTCTGCTTTATAACTACGGGTATAAAAAAAGGGCGGGGGCTATCAAGCAAACCGCCACCCACTGCCACCTATGCCAGCAGCCATTCGCCAGTCGCAATGAGATACAAGCTGATCACTTGATTCCAGGTGACCCAAGTAGCCCACTAGCTGCTGCTCATGCTAGGTGCAACGCCAGCAGAGGCAACAAGAAGCTAACCTAATCGCCACAGACAGCTACAAGCCTTGACCAAGCCTTGTTAGCAAAACTTCACAGACAATTACTCAAAACCCTCGTACAAGCCACACACGCCCCCCCACGCCAGGTTCTGATGGGGAGTGGGGTAAATCTTTGCTACATTGCAACCCAACACCCCGAGCCCCTGAGCTTCTGTAGAGCTCCGCAGTTCAAGACCTTGGGGGTAAGCTTGACCCATGCCAAACCCACCGAAGCCAGTCGAGCTAAAAATCTTGCAGGGCAACCCTGGCAAAAGAGCCTTGCCTTTGAACGATGCCATAGCCCCAATGGAGTACGGATACCGCGAACCGCTACGCGAACTGGGTGTTGTTGGCAAGCAATTCTGGGATTCAATCTTTGATGCCGGTGAAATCTGGATCAGCATAAGGACCGACACCGAGCTTGTGCAACTTGTCTGTGAGCAGCTTGACCGGCGAGAGCTAATCAAAGAACAGATACAAGCCGACCCGACTGACCCTGTTTGGTTCAGACAAGCCAACGAGATCGAGAAGCAGATTGTTGCGAGCTTGTCATTGCTTGGATTCACACCAGCCGACAGGACCAGACTTGGCCTTGTATCAGCCAAGACCAAGAGCAAGCTAGAGGAATTACTAGCCAAGAAGGCCCAGCGTGGATAGTTGGCCACCGACTTATCTAACCCCTGTTGACCAGGAGAGCATAGATCGCGGTGATGGCAAGTACGCTATCGAGTTCACCGAAGCCTTTGGGTCTATCGGTAAAGACGGCGTTGCAGGTAGAGCAGGTCAAGCCCTACGACTAAGACCCTGGCAACAGGAGCTAATCAAACTTGTCTATGCCAAAGACCCTGATGATGGCCTCAAGTTTAGGACTGCCCTAATTGGTATGCCTCGAAAGAACGGCAAGTCAGCTCTAAGTTCAGCTGCCTTTGGTCTTTATTCTTTGATTGCTGAGGGAATCGAGGGTGGCGAGGTTTACTCAGTTGCAGCAGAAAAGGAACAGGCTCGAATCGTATTCGGTGAAGCCAAGAGGATGGTTGAGCAGTCCGAGCTGTCAGAGCTTTGCACCTTGTATCGCGATGCAATCTTTGTGCCTTCAACTAACAGCGTTTACCGAGTCGTATCTGCCGAGGCTTATTCCAAGGAAGGTCTAAACCCTAGCCGAGTAATCATGGATGAGCTCCACGCTCACAAAGACCGAACCCTATTCGATGTATTCCAGCTCGCTATGGGAAACCGAGGCAAGCTTGGTCAGCTAATTGCCATCACGACAGCAGGTCAAAAGACCGACATGACCGGACAAGACTCAATCGCCTACAACTTATTCCAATACGGCAAGCGAGTTGCCAGCGGTGAAGTAGTTGACCCTGCTTTCTTTATGGCTTGGTGGGCAGCACAAGATGAGGCAGATCATCACGACCCCGAGGTCTGGAAGTCTGCCAACCCTGGATACGATGACTTAGTTTCTGCCGATGACTTTGCCTCAGCAGTTAGGCGAACACCAGAGCCAGAGTTTAGAACTAAGAGATTGAACCAATGGGTCAGCTCGATGAACGCTTGGTTGCCTAACGGCACCTGGCAACCCTTGTCTGAGGAGCGTGAATTGCTACCCGATGAGGAGATTATCATTGGCTTTGACGGCTCATTCAATGGTGACTGCACAGCTTTAGTCGGTTGCACAATCCCTAAAGAGGATGAAAAGCCTTACCTGTTTATGATTCACACTTGGGAAAAGCAACCCGAGGACACCGATGATTGGCGTGTAAACACCCAAGAAGTCGAGGATAAAATTATCCAATTCTGCTCAACTCACACTGTAAAAGAGATTGCCTGTGACCCTTATCGCTGGCAACGATCTATGGATGCCATGCTTGAGATGGGCTTGCCTGTTATTGAGTTCCCTTCAACCAGCCCAAGCCGGATGGTAAGTGCTTGCCAAAAGTTCTACACCTCGGTCACCGAACAGACCATGATCCACGATGGCAACCCACTACTCGAGCGACACCTAACCAACTCAGTTGTCAAGATTGACCGCTTGGGACCAAGAATTGTAAAAGAGCACCGAGGCTCACCTCGAAAGATTGACGCAGCAGTCGCAGCGGTCATAGCCTTTGATAGGGCAACAGTTGGTAGAGTAGAGGCTGAACAACTTGTCCCACAATTCTTTATCTAAGGCGGTCATGGGAACCTCATTACAAATAGCAGGTGCAGTAGCAGTCACCGCTGGCGTGGCCCTAATCTTTGTACCAGCCGGACTCATCATTGGTGGCGTATTCCTGGTCTTGTTTGGCCTTGCTGCCGAAAGGAAATAACTAAGTGCTAAACAATCTATTCGAGCAGCGAGCAATTAGCTTTCAGACAGTTTGGGGTGCCGGCAATGACCTCGATGTAATGAATCAGTCGGGCACAATCGTAAACAACGAAACTGTATTCAAGGTCAACGCAATCTTCTCAGCGGTCAGTCTTATCTCTGACACAATCTCAACCTTGCCAGTTGATTCTTACATTCGCAGAGATGGTGCTCGCTTCGCTTTTAGACCTAGACCAGCTTGGGTACAGCAACCAGACATTGACACAACCAAGGAAGCCTTTTATGGCTCGCTGATTGTTTCTATGTTGCTTGATGGCAACGGCTTTGTGAGAACTTTCAAGGATCGTCAAGGTCGCGTTGTAAACATGACAGTGCTAAACCCAGCCAAGGTAGAGATTCGCAAGGACAAGATTGGCTCGGTTATCTACACCTACGAGGGTGAGGGTAAGCCACTTACTAAAGATGAGATCATTCACATCCCAGACCTAGTTCGCCCAGGTGAGATTCGCGGTATCTCTCGCGTGACTGCACTCAAGGATAACTTCGGACTTGCTATTGCACTTGAGTCCTACGCAGCTAGATTCTTTGGTCAAGGTGCAAGCACCAACGGCATCATCGAGTTCCCTGGCAACCTAACACCAGAGCAAGCCAAGAACCTTGTTGACGGCTTCGATGCAAGACACAAAGGATTCAGAAAAGCCCACAAGACCGGAGTGCTATCGGGTGGAGCTAAGTTTGTCCAGACCACAGTAGAAAATGACAAGGCACAATTCCTAGACTCTCGCAGAATGGCAGTCGAGGATGTAGCCAGAGCGTTCAACATCCCACCACACCTACTAGGTCTGCCAGGGACCAACACCTACTCAAGCGTTGAGCAAAACAACATCGCCTTTGTGACTCACACACTTCGCCCAATCGTTCAGAAGCTAGAGTCAGCTTTCACACCTTTGATGGCAGCCGAGCCAGGTGGAGCCACAGCCTTCATCAAGTTCACACTCGATGGCCTACTTCGCGGAGATGCTGCAACACGCTTCTCGGCTTACTCAACAGGTCTGCAAGCTGGATACCTAACCATCAACGACATCCGCAGACTTGAGGATCTACCACCGGTTGCAGGTGGCGAGATTATTAGAGTGCCACTAGCCAATGTGAACATTGACGCAGCCGAGCTAGTCGCGACAGACAAGCGAGTCGGCATGGCTCAGAAGCTAGTCAACTCAGGATTTGACCCAGCCGATGTGCTATCAGTCATGGGCCTACCTGCTATCCAACACACAGGCCTACCAACAGTTCAACTACAAGGAATCGCACAGGTCAACCCAGAGGACCCAGAAGCCGCTTACGAGGTCAAGTAATGATAAACCCAGCAACTTACAACATCACCGCTTACCAGGGTGCAACTTATGACCTAAACATGACTTGGAAAATCGCTGGCACAGCAGTTAACCTAACTGGCTACACCGCTGCAATGCAGGTAAGAGAAAACGCCGATGCTAGTGCAACAATCCTAAGTTTGACAAACGGCTCAGGCATAACCCTTGGTGGAACTGCTGGCACAATCGCCATCGCTGTGTCAGCCAACACAATGGGCTCTGCTATCGCTGGCAACTATGTTTATGACCTTGAACTAAACTCTGGCAGTCAGGTGACAAGACTTATTCAGGGATTATTCGCTATCCAGGCTGAGGTCACTAGGTAATGTCCCAAGTCACACTGGAACTAACTGAAACCAGCACAAGCATCGAGGTTGATGAAACCAACGCTGCTGTCAATGTGACTGAAACCTTTACAACGCTAGATCTAGGCAACGCTGGTCCACAGGGTGCAACAGGGGCAGGTGTTGCTGTTGGGGGAACTACTGGGCAGATTCTTTCCAAGATAGATGACACAAACTACAACACACACTGGATAGACAACTTTGCAAGTCAGCTCAAGCATGAGGTAAAGCTTGGCGAGGCTATCTCTAAAGGTCAGGCAGTTTATGTGAGCTCTGCCAGTGGCA